TGAAGTCTACGAATGCATCAACAAGCGAACTTTTGTTATATACCATGCTTACTGGAGGAAATATGAAAAAGTTTACGAAGCAGATAACTTCTCTTACCAGATCAATGAGCCTTACTCAGGAACAAGAAACTAAATTAAGTGATACTATTCAGGCACTTTCTCAAAATTTCCAACTGACGACTGAAGAACTCGTTGATTCTTTAAATGGTTTGGGGGAGCAGATGGATGTTTACAAAGCCTTGGATATGGGAGCAGAGGTTACTCAGGCAGGACTTGCTATTGGAGCAGTCGTAGGTAAACAGGGGGGCGAGATAGGTAGTAAACTTCTTGCTTCATTACTTTCTGCTGAAGGTATATTCGATGCTCAATTATTAGGCGTTTCGCAGGAACTCGTAGCTGCGATGACTAAAGGCCCAAAGCAGAGCGAGAATATGCTTCAATTGTTGCATATGGCAGCACTGCGTGGTGACCGCTTATTCAAGGAATTTACTAAGAGCAACGCCAATGACTTTGTGGTACTTAATAATTTAGGGAAGTCCTCGCACAATACACTTATCTTAGCTACTAATTTTCTTAAACAAATGCAAAAGCAGGCGGACGAGAGACAAACTTCGATAACAAACCTTATAACGCTGGCGAAACAAGATACCAAGAAAACTGATGGTTTTATAAATAGCTGGAGCGCCTTTAAAAGGGTAATTATGGGTCCACTTGAGAGACTTGGTACAATATACATTAATAAGGTGCTTCAATGGTCTGTCGATAATGTTAATAAGCTAGAAGCGATCTTGGTGGTGTTGGCCTCGCTGGGCGCATTAAAAGCCATCTCAGCAGGGATATGGGCTTTAAGCAGCAGGATCTACGGCGGCAAGGCCGCGATCGGTTTAGGTGGAGTACTGATGAAGCTCCTGCCTAAAAAGGCAGATTGGCCGCTTTGGTTGCGCGATGCGGCGACGAAGGCTTTCTCATCCCAAGCAGCACGCGCCGGTACGAAAAATATGACGAGCATTCTAGGTTCTATAAAAAATGTTCTCATGAAAGGTTTTGGTTGGGTTAAAGGACCTTTTAAAGCGATTGGGTTGATAATCAGAACTCTCGCTGGCGTGTTTGGAGTTGTTTTTCTTAAGATCATCGCAATCGCAGCTATTTTTTATGGGATATATAGGGGCCTAAAGTGGGTATGGGGTAAAATTTACGGTAAGGAGGATCCTATCGACCCTAAGAAGGGAACCGGAAAATCGGGGAGTCTTAAGTTCATTCCTTCTGTTCATCGAGAGGAAAGTCAAAAACAACATATGGATCGTGTTTTAGGTAAGATTGATAAGAGGATCAGTGGAGGCGGACGCGCTGGTGGTGGTGGTGGCACTGATGTCCACCAGCGTAAGACCCGAACCGAGGCAAAAACCGCAGCGGGTCAGCGGGATGTTATGAACGATTCACTACAGGAAGGTTTCAATCGACTAGCATTAGCTATGAATAATAATAATTTCCAAAATAGGCGTCGTCCTACTGATAAGTCTATTAGTGTGGCGACGGATAGATACGGATAGATAAATTATGACTACTACTTATCAAAAAATTAATTCTTCTAGGTTGTTACCTGAAAGATCTCGTATTGAGTTTCATTATGGGGGGGACCAAGAGGAGATTATATTTTTACCGTTTTATGAGAACCCAAAAATTCATGAAAGCCAATCCTCTAATTATGCAGAGTATAACCCTGTTGGAAGAGCAGGATCATTATATGCTTATTTGGGAGCAAAGTCTAGAAAATTTAAAGTAGATATGACTTACACTCTTCCCCATTTAGAACAACATGAAATGGGTATTAGTAGATTTTTGAGAATATTTGATAAGACGAGCCCCGAAGCGGAAAGGAACGCATTTTATAAGAATAATGATCAATCACTTACTGCGCCAGGAGATCCAAATCATTCATTGGGTACTGCGTGTGTAAAACTTTATTACCATATGTTGGCCGATAAATTAGGGATTTCAATTTTTGATGATCCTTGGGAGGACAAAGAGCGGTTAGAAGGAGCGTATCTCGCGAGACCCCCTTCTGGTAGACTTGGAAAAATCGACTGGAATGATTTCCAACGGAATATTACTCAATCTCTGGCCCCCGACATCGACCCGCAACTCCTGGCGCGCGACTTCCGGCGCACCTCGGCCTTTGTTGCTGGCTCTCGTCGTTACGATGCAATTGACACGTTGTTATTTTTTATGGCGGTTTTAAGAACTTCAGTAACTAATAATGCTACGGATCCTATGATAGGACCACCTCTTCTTCGTTTATCATTTGGTAGTATGTATCAAAATGTTCCCTGTCTTTGTAAAGATTATAATATATCATGGGAAGAAGATGGTGGATATGATTTAGAAACACTTACTCCTCGTAATCTGAATATTAAATTAAGTTTAGAAGAGGTTAGAGTAGGAGATTTTGGGGAATATGTCCCTGCGAAGTTTGTGAAAAATGATAATCTTACTGGTTGGGAAAGCGCAATTAATTCTCCATATACAACTGATCCATTACCAGTAGAAGGATATTGGGTAGATACTTAATCATGGAAAATAAAAATGACAGATAGATTATCTATAGGAAGTGTTGTTATTAATCATAAAGGTAAAAAGATTCCTACTTCCGTAGGAAGTAGAATATATGAATTACTTTATTCGGGGCCTAATGTTGGGGCTGGACTTAGGAGTGGTATTGTTCCTGCGGGGTATGCTCATAGACCAGATTTAATTGCTAATCTTTTTAGGGGGACTCCTTCTGAGTGGTGGGCAATTTGTGAGACGAATGCAATTTTTGATGTATTTGAGCAATTAAATAGTGGAGATGCTATTAAGGTTCCTGGCTAACTATAATATATTATGAAAATTGGTTCTTCCACCACTATAAATCCTTCTGTAAATATTGTAATGACTTACCGTCCTGAGGTAATGATGGCTTTTCAAAAAGCTGCGTCTTTTACTGATTTTATAAAAAAGAAAAACGAAATAGAAGGGAATAAGAAGGATTCACATATTTTTATTTTTAGTAATGTTCCTAACTCTACCTTTCTTAGTTTAACACACTCTTTTAATAAAAATGATGGAGCAGTGTTAGAGATTGACATGATTGATCCTGAGGGACTTTTTGAAGAAGCGATGGTAGGTAATAATCGGATTACAAATATGATGCCTATTTCTGATAATCCCTTTGCTGCTGGGCTCCAAGCCAAGAAGGAGCAACTTCTTGCGGTTAATGAAGCTTTAGAAAAAAAGAAATCGCGTATGCTATCAGGATATTATATTGATCCACTTGCTTCTCCACTGTCTAATAAGGAATATAATGAGATAGGATTCTCTTTGCTAACAAAAAAGGATACATTAAGACAAGAGATATCTTCTTTGGAGAAGCAATCCGCCACGTTTGAAACCAACAAAAAAATTGGTAGGGACTCTCCGCTCCAGAAACGACGAAGAATCGCCGCTTCTGACTCTAGAGTGCAATTAAATCGTCCACTTTACGTAGCATATGGAGTTGGAGAGGATTTACGAGATTGGTCTCCCCCTGCGACTTATGGTAGAATTACGAATATAGAATATTCATTGAGGGCAGATGGAGTTAGACAACTTAAATTAATTTTGGTATCTATAGCCATACATCCTAATCTATTGTTGGGAGTTGGTCTGTCTCCCTTTGGTAAGGCTTTTACGGCAGGGATCCTTACACAAGGATCGTCCCCTCAATTATTTAATAATATAGCCGCTAAAAAACAAGCTAGTGATAAGAAGGAAGAGGTAAAAATAAAATTAAATAAAATTAAGCGTAACGCAGGGGAAAAATCTTCTTTCGAGGGTGAACAAAATGATATAATAAATGAGTATATAGGAGATAGTAAGCGTCCTAGTATTCATCTTGCCGTAACTAACGCAATTACTGATTTTATTAGAAGGGGATCTGGTGAAAATAATGTTTATGTTTTGTTACCAAATCTTGATAAGTATTTATACTCGCTCATGGATGGTTATATGAAAGCATGTAAAGAGCGTGTGAAGAAGAGTATTACTGGAGGAACACTCAGTCCAAGTGGCGAAGACTTAGTATATTTTGAGGCATTCAAATTAGTATTGGACACACTTGGTCTTGGCGTGAGTGAGACTTCAACTATAAACCCTGGGACAAAGAAGATTAACGCTCCTTTCCTACCAATTAGTAAGAGTATTTTTAAGTATTTAGAACCGTGTGCCGACAACACCCCGGGGGAGATAGGTAAGTGGTTTCAGAATAGAGTAATTAAGGCATATGTTCAGTGTGATTATGATAAGACAACCTCTTTTTTAGATAAGCTTGCTCAAATTAGTGGGGCTCTTACTACGGCCCTTGGCAAAGAAGGTCTATCTGTTAATATAACAGATCAACCTATAAGTGAATCGGATCTATCCATATTACAAGTAATGAAAGGGGCGGGTCTCATTGAAAAGGCTCTTACTCCTTTACTAATATGGGGGGATAGAGGAGTAATTAATTCTTATCTTTTGGGTAGGGTTGGAGAAGAAAATATTAAACAAGACGACAAAAAGGGGAAAGGGGGATACACCAACGATACCAACGATGAGAGAATCCGAACCAAATTAAAGAATTATATTCATCCTATTACTGTTTTAGAGGGATTAGATAAAAATTATATTACCAATATAATAAATAATGTTATGCCTCCTTCATGGATAGGTCCTTTTGGACCTAAGAATTCTGGGGATAAGCCGATTGATGATACTAATATAAGTATTACTAGTTTTACTAAGGTTAGTAAGAATCAACCTTTCCAAGCAAGTCGAATGCCTGTATTCACGTATGGAGGTAAGAATCCAAATATTCTAAGTGTTGATTTTGATATCAATCCGTTTTATTTGGCAGCTTTGAATTGGACAACTCCTATGCCTACACCTAGTCAACAACTTACAACTTCTATTATGAATAACGGGGGAAATAATACAGCTACTGGTCAAATGTACAGTAGTATGCAGAAACTTTTAAAGGATAGTAATGTAACAGCGGAGGATTTAAGGAATCCACGGAAGAGGGCTGGACAGCTTATAGTTCCTGATAAATTCAAGAAATATATGAATGATTTATACACGCCAGTACCAGAACTCGATAAGTACCTCTTTCCCCCCCTATTTGGTACTCATAGTCTTAAGAAAGCACAAGTAGAACGGTTGTCTCTGACTAAAGATGAGTGGATTAAGAAGGGAGAGGAGGATAAAATAGACGAGAAGGTGGCTTTAGAGAACTTTTATCAATTTCATTGGGATAATTTTTGTTTTATGTATTATAAGGCTGTTACTACTCCTTTAAGTACGAGGAATATGACGGGTGGCGTGAAACAGGTTATTTCTCATTCTGCAAGGATGGCAGAGTTTGTAGTAAAGCAGGCAATGACAGGAAGTATTACTACGGTTCCTTTATTTAATCTTTCCACGGTGAGAAATACCATGCTTCGACCTTGTCAGATTATCTGTAGAGAACCCAGTATGAGTGAAAGTGACTATCATAATCCAGCTCAGTTAACTTGGTTTAGTGGTCAGTATGAAATAGTAGGATTTAAACATAGTATAAGTTCTACTAGGGCTGACTCTGAATTTTATGTTATAAGGGGAACTAATACTGGGGATGCATTAGAGCAAGATGAAATAGGTAAAAATTATTTTGATGATAAGGATGAGTAAGGAGTGAATAATGGCTTTTAGATTAAAAGTGGGAACAGTGATTAGTCAAGGAGACATTACAAATACAGGAAAATTTGACGTTGCTTTTAAACTATCTGATGGGTACGGATCAGTAGAAGAACCTGTTAGTTATGTTACTCCTTATGGTAGTACCGAGGCAGCTTTTGTTGCAATTCCTATGGTAGGAAGCCAAGTTTTGTGCGCTTATGAAGATGATGTAACAAATGAAGGACAAGAGTTATGTGGTTATTATTACTTAGGTTCTGTAATGGGGGCTGTTCCTGGAATAAATGATGCTCTTCCTACCCCTTCAGATGATTCAGACAATTTCATAGGACCTCCTGCTCCTCCTGCTCCTGCTCCACCTAAGTATGTGCCTAAAGATAAACCAGGAACTTTTGGTCCTCCTGTACCACCAGGTCAATCAGCAGAGATAAGTAGTGATTGGGGACGTGAGGATGAGGTACCTAGTTGGCCTACTGCATTTAAAGATATGTATGATGCAAAAGGGGTTATTCCTGAAGCTATTGGTTTAACCAATTATAGAGGAGATACTTTTAAAATTACTAGTAAATTTAATCTTCCTCCGATAGCTAGTAATCCCTTTCAAAATATGAGGATAGGGATGTACAGTGGTTCTGGTAAAAAAATAGAGTTAGTAGATAGTCCCATAGTAAATGGAATCGTTATGTCTAACGAGCATAAAGGTAAAGACTTCTTTATATGGAGTTCAGCGGGGAGTAAGGATAGTCCTTTCTCTGAAGGAGAATACCATATGCGAACTCATGGTCCTGTTAATTTATATACTTTAGTTAATAATTTCCATATTTGGGTTGAAGATGGGTTAAATATTGAGATTGAAAATAAGTCTACACCTTCCAAATCTTATGGTCCTGGTATTAATGCGGATCCTACAGGAGGAGGTATGAAAGGACAAGGGACTAGCACGGGGGATTATTCCACTAGAAAAGGCCAGTATGGAAATGAATCTACAGGTTGTATCCAATTAAAATCCTGGTATAATAATATTTCTTTACAGGCTGAAGCATCAGATTCTGTAGTATATATTGAAGCTCCAGGAGATGAGGCTAAGGTTATTGTGGATTGTGGGGGTTCTGTAGATATTGTTTCTCAGGGTAAGGCTACAATTCAAAGTAACACTCAAGTAAAAGTTACGGCACCTCTAGTAGATATTAATGGGACAAAGAAAGTAGAAGTTACTGCACCTGAACTAAGTATTAATGGGACTACTTCTCTTAATCTTATTTCCCCATTTATCTCTATGAAGGGTAAGATGGAACTTGATGGTATGATATCTCTGGTAGGTACCCACGGGGGGTACGATTTGAATAAACATGTGCATAGTGGTGTTGGACACCCAGGTGACTTCCTCACTGATACTCCACAAGATCCCGTCGCCTAATGGCAGGATTAAGTAGAAAAATGAGAGAAATAGGGTTAAGATATAAAAAAGAGAAAATAATGATATTATTCTTAATAACAACATGGATGGGGGAAGCTATACAGCTTAATTTATATGGCAGCATTTGATTATTCAAAAGCAGCAAAGATTATGACGGAATCCAAAACACCGTTTTTGGATGTTCTAGGGACACACTTTGGTGTACCTCAGTGTATGATGGATCTTTCTAAGGCTGTTTTGAATTCTCTTCCTATACCAATATTAACTGGTATAAGTAATAAAATTAAAGAAGGTAAAGCTTTAGCTGATTCTGTTTTTAAAGATATAATGCGGGAACTTCGACTTGATACTGGGATTGTAGAATATGATACTAATTTAGGTCGTTTTGTATTTGTTTCTACTTCTTCCAATAAAGGGGTAGAGGATAGTCTATTAGAGGGACTTAATGATCTTGCTGGATTGGGAAAAATTATTGGTTTCGGGGCTAAAGCGTGGGTAATCGGGGAGGCTGCTATTGACGCAATAAATGATCTTCTAGCTTGTGTTGATAAGACGAAATCTTTTATGTCACTTCAAAAGGGACCCTCTGCGCTTGCTCATAAAATGGTTGGTATACCTGATTTTTCTGGCCCTCCGACACCAACGAAGGCTGCTAGTTTAGTATATGATGAGAACAAAGAGACATTAGAACTTGCAGCGAAGTTTATTGCTAAGGCTGATGCTCAGTTACTAAATATTCAGGAGATCAGTCAAGCTAGACAAAAAGATCCTGTTAATAATCCAGAGCCTTGTTTTTGGGGTAATCTAGAAAATACAGATCCCGAAAGTCCTATGTTTGGGCAAACAATAGAAGAAGTTTTATCAGGTACTACAAGTTTTTGTTTCGTAAATGCTGAAGCTGATAAAGATGGAAATCCAGTAGTATCAGGTGCTCCTTTGATAGATATTATTAGTTTAAGTGGGATGCAACCTCCTAAAGCAATAAAAGGACAGTATTTATTCTCTAAGACAGGAATATATTATGATGTTTATGGAGGGGGTTTAGAAATTCCTGAAGGGTGCATCACTAATATCGTGAGTGCAATGTATTATGATTCCACTGGTGGGGTTATTCCAGGCAGGGGAGTTCCTCCTAATATGGTAAGGTGGTTACATGAATATAATCCTAATTTAGGAGGTAAGGGAGAAATAGTAAATTGGGCTACTTTTAATACATGGGTTAATACTGTTTTTGATATAGATCGTATTAATGAAAGTCCTTACATAAACACTTATTATGATGATGATCATTTTCTACAAATATTAATAGATCAACGTAATAGGGAAATTTATGATCTCTCTTCTTATATTGGTGATCTTACATCTAGTGGATATTCAGAAGATAGTGCTTTACTATCAAATCAAAGACAAGTTCTATATTCTAAGATTGCAAGTCATGATTCTAAAATTAAAAGACGTAAGAAACAAATTGAAGTACATGTTATTTTATCCCCTTCTGAGGCCCCTGCTGTGGTTGGAGCTATTCCTATTAATGATTTTCAGGGGTTAGATTCTTATAAATTAGCAGTTGAAAAAAATAAGCAAGAAAAGCTTTTCTTTAATCCTGGTGAGGTATCAGGGGCTGTTTTACCACTATGTCCTACTTTTATTAAAAGTTCAGTACCACAAGATGCTTTTACTGTAGAAGAGTTAATGATCCCCCCTGTAGGGGTAGGAAGTATTATTACTTCTGATCCTCCCTTTACTGGTACTAGTGGTACTGTATTATCTTTGGATGATAGAATCAGTACTAAAGGGTTAGTTGCTATTTATAATTTCTTAGATTCTGATCTTGTAGCTCCTGACTCTGATAAGTATTTTGTTATTAATTGTAATACCAGTTCGGTTAGTGATAAGCCAGCCCAGTTGGTTGCATCTTCTATTCCTTCGATGTTCCCTTCAGGAATTGGTATACCTTATTTTAGAGGTGTTTGTAATATGTTCTCTGGAGTTAGTGGGGATGGTAATTCAAAAGCATCATTAACTGATTCTTCAGAGTATCTTTATTCTCCATATCGTCCTTATGGGTATGGTAAATTACAAAGTGGTTGGAATGATATAGATAGTTTACTTTATAATTCTAGTGGAGCTACTTTTGAGTTTTGGACTCATGTTCCAGATTTGGGTACTGCAAATAGTGAGGGGTGGAATGCTGATGGGTCCTTGTCTGCTCTTCACAGGGTTGTAATGGGATGTGAAAATAGAGGTGGGAACTTTTCTTCCACGGATGCAAACTGGAATATTGGGCCTCAATATGGAAGTAATACTGTGCGTGGTTTACTTATGGGCTTTACTAGAGATTGTCGCATTACTAATGGAACTACCCCCAGTAATAATCCTGTGGATAATGATCTTACACAGGGTCTTGTATTTCATATGAGTCCTACACAATCCATTAATAGTAGTGGGGTTACTTTCCTCACGGCATCTGCTGACTGTCCACTTGATGGAGTGACTTCTAGTGGTTACTATGGATTCAAAGTAGATACTTCTACTACTACTGCTACAGGAAAAACTCTTAATGATTGTTCTACTACATTTAGCTTAATTTCTCTAACGGTAGATTATGGATTAGATAAGGTAACACTTTATCTTAATGGAGAGTCTTTAGCTTCCCAGTCAGTAACATCAACTTTCGGTAGATCTGGAGTACCAAATATTCCAAGTATGGTAGATGTTTCTTCCTTCTCTTATGACATTCAGTATAAAGGAGTTTTACCTCCTAATCCTCCTTTATATCCACCTAATTCTTTGGGGTATAGAGATTTTTGGTATTGGGATGGTCCTGTTCCTGAAGGTAATCCTTCTGTAGATATTACTCCGTGGATTATTGGAGGGGGTTATACGGATGGAATGCATACTAAAAATATATCACAGTATGTAGTGGGATCTAATGAGGGTATGAATTTCATGGGAGGAAAATGGGGAGGTAAAAAAAGTGGTCTCTACGGTTTCTTAGGTAGTCTGAAACTATATAACAGGGCAATTACGGCTAATGAGGCTTTACAAAATTACAAAGCTCAACAAGGATTTTTTGAAACAATTAGGATATAATGGCTACTACTACTGAACATAATTTATATGGAACTAATGTTTCTTTAAGTGTAAAGAGGGTTGCATCCTCTAAATATAAAAAGAAAAGCGGTTTTGTATACCCCCTTATTGGTAAGTTTGATACTGTTACGGGAGGAGCCCTCCAAAAGAACACCAGTCAGAAAGGTTATTTTAATACAGCTTATGGAGTGAATCTTATTAGAAATAACTTAAGACAACTTATTCTTTGTGAAAAGGGGTCACGAATTATGCTCCCTGATTATGGATTATCTCTTAATAAATATTTGTTTGAGCCTTTAGATGAAACTACTTATTATTTAATTAAGAATGATATTTTAAAAACTTTACATACGTATTTTAGTATTGTAAAGGTAATTAGTTTAAGGGTTTTTTCTGATCTTAACAATAATTCTAGAAGCCCTGAAAAAAATGAATTACTAATTACACTAACTCTTCAATTACTGGATGAGTCACTTGATATTTTTGATGTACAGGTTAATATAGGATAATGTTATTTTCAGGAACAGCAGCAACAGACTTTATGAAGTTGGCGAGTATCCCCGACCAAAAGAAGCAGCAATATATTGATTTTGCGGGAACCGATTTTTATGCTATTAGAGATAATTTAATTGATTATATTAAATCAGTTTATCCTCAAGATTATCAAAATTTCTCAGAATCTGATCTGGGACTAATGTTGATAGAAGTAGTTTCTTATATGGGTGCAGTTTTATCTTTGAAAGGAGATATGTTAGCTAATGAGAATTTTCTTCGAACTGTAAAGAATAGAGAAAATTTAAAGAAGTTGTTAGAGCTTGTGGGTGTAGACATGAAGGGTCCTTTGGCTGCGGTCGCATCTGCTAAACTTACTACCCAAAGTACTATGACGGATTCCAATTTTCCCATTATATACAGTGCTGCTAATAGAGTATTTTCTATTATCGCTAAAGAAGATGGAGCCCCTTGTAACTATACTCTGTATAAAATTGTTAATAACACTATAGAGAATATTCAAGGTGTTGATGCTGGTTTTCAATTAGAAGGTAGTGAGGCTGTAAACGGGGGAGTTGGGGGACTTAGTTCTGTATTTGAAAATGTCGCTATGTTAGAAGGTCAGTTAAGTGTTCAAAAAGGACTTTTTGATACTTTGGAAGGTAATAAACGAGTTGGTCTTACCGATTTCCCTATTGTAGAAGGAAGTGTTCAAGTATATATTAATACTGGAAATTCTGATGATGCTGCTTATGGTGCGTATACACAAGTAGATAGATTATTTTCAGCTTCAGGTGCAACTGATAAGATCTTTCAACTAGTTTATGATGATGATTATGCAGCTACTGTTCTTTTTGGGGATAATGCTTTAGGTATTTCTCCTCCTGCTGGTTCCCAGTTTACTATAAGTTATAGAGTAGGGGGAGGAAGTAGAGGGAATATTGGACTTGGAGATATTAATGTGACTACTAACGGGGTTACTACCGATACATCAGTTGAAATTCCTTACGTTACAGAAAATATTTCTCAGGCTACTGGAGGTTCAGAGGCCGAGACGGCTGAACATGCTAAGAGATATGCTCCTTATACTTTTAAAAGACAAGATAGAGTAGTAACTTTAGAAGACTTCATTGCTATAGGAAATACATTTAGAAGTAAACAAGGAACTATAGGAAAAACTACTGCTGCTGTGAGAGATGCTTTTTCCTCAGGAAATATAATTGATTTATACTGTTTAGAAAAAGCAAACGATCTTCAATTAAAAAAAGCTTCTGCCACTTTTAAGCAAGGTTTGTTAGCAGAGATTGAGCCGAAGAAGATGATAACAGACGAGGTAGTGGTAGTAGATGGTTTAATTAGAACATTAGATCTAGTAATAACTATTCGTATTGACAAAGAGTTAGAACAGCTAGAGAGCCAAATTGAACAAGAAGTTGCTGCTCTTATTGTAGATTTCTTTAATGTTGATAATTCTGTTTTTGGAAAATCTTTTGTAGCATCTGAACTTACTAGAGAAATTTTTAGATTGCCTAATGTACGCTTTGCCACCGTAGATAATTTCCCTGAAGTTACAACTGTAGATTTTAATGAGATTATTCAATTAAATAACTTTACTATTAATACTGTTCTAATTTAATGTCACGAAGATATGTAAAAGCATCTAAGTTTGTTGGTCTTAACAAAGTTAAGGTTGAGACAGTTGCTGTTGTATCAGCTAAAGATAATTTACAAGGTCCAGCGGAATCACAAACGTATTTTAAAAGAAATTACTTAGATGCTATTAGAAAAATTATACCCTCGTTTTATTTTCATGATGAACAGCAGATTAGTGGAACACAGATTTCTTATCCTAATCAATTAATTAATTCGCATGTACTAGCCAATAAGAAACAGTCTACTATTTTTCCTGTTTCCAGTTTAGTAGGTGATACTTATCTCTCTTCTATTAATACTCCTTCAGGTTTTTGTAAATATTTTATAAAACAACAGTCTCCTGCTCAAATTACTGCTGATGATTTTCAACGTAATATTCTTTTTCCATTAGGTAAAAAATATTCTAACTTTTCTACTAGTGGAGAATTTATAAATTATATTAGTGGAACCTTTCTTCCTTCTATCCCTAGTATTCATACAGGACATCATGCGACTGATGATTTAGCTACTTTAACAGCAAGTGCTTATGCGAATGATTCTTCAGGTACTTATAAATATTTAGCTAATAATTTAGGTTGGGTATATTTTCTCAATAGAACTGGCTCTCCTGGGGTGTTTGATCCCTCTACAGGGATGGCTACTCTGATGACTGAAACTTTATGGAAGGGAAAATCTATTGCTTTAGAAGATAGTATTAATGTTTATCAAGAACATTTGTGGCGTAATGAAGCCTACTTTAATGTAACGGAGAAAATTGTTCCTGTTAATTACGTTTCTTCTGTGAATATAAGTGCAGAAGCATGGACGAGCGGAACACAGCTATTAAATAGACTTAAAACTTTAAATCAAGTAGTATATTCTCCTCACTTTTTAGACAGTCCTGATAATAAAGTAGGAGAAACTTTTTCTACTTACTTTACTACGTGTAGTATAGAGCAAGAAGGTACCCTTATTACGGATACTGAAGAGGCTGGACCTCTTTCTAGATTCCTAGAAGCTATGTCGTTCAGTATTGCTGACAGGCTAACTGAACAGGGTGAGATTGGAGTCTTATACGATATCGGTAGATGTCCTGATGAGTTTTTAGAATTACTTGGTGAGCTTATTGGATGGAGAGTAATTGGGGCTGATGTTGATAAGTGGAGAGTACAACTTAGAAATGCTGTAAATATTTATAAGATGAAGGGAACTAAAAAGTCCATTCAATATCTATTAGATACTTTATTTTCAACCGGAGTTTTTAATGTAACTACGAGTAGCAATCTTAGTGAGTTATGGGAATCCTATATTCCAGATTTAATGTATTATGCTTTGGCTACAAGTTCTTCTGCGTTTGTAGATTTTAAAACTTATACCCCCGAACTTGCAAAACAATTTGGGATACTAAGTTATGATCCTTTGGATATGCCAACTAATATTAAATTAGTGGTAGATAAAATTCTATTTGATTTAGTAAGAGAATTTCCAGATAATTTTAGGTTGGGAGGTAATCCTTTTCCTCAAATACAATTAGTAACTTCTGATAATGTTCCATGGCTTGGTCCTTATCATATAACAAGTGGTGCAGTTGAAAATGATTCCCTTCTTCCTACCTCGGGGAAGCGATCTTCAGGCAAGAAGAATATGAGTACTGTGTGGCCTCAGAATGTTATGACAGGAGATCGCACCACACCAGAATCAGAATTTTTAACAATTGTATATGATCCTAATTTTGTATTTTATTATAGAGATAGACCATATTTGATTCCTCCATACGAAAAGAGACAATACTATGCTCAAACTCAAGTGACAACTTCTATGATTGAGCGTATAGGATATTATTTAACCTGTTATGGAGTTGATAAAACTTTTGCTAAGGATGTACAACGGTTTATTACCGAAGAACTTAGTAGTAGGATGGATATAACTAAAATTCTTAATAATTTTTTGATATTTACAACACAGAAGAAATATCCTACTAATTATAATAATATTCTTAGAGATGTAACAAAACAAAGACTTATTGATCCAGTTAGTTTATTAAGCTTGTGGAATGGAAAGTCTTCTCATTTTATGATGACTTTTGATGCTAGTAATTTTGATTGGAGTTCTGAAGCACTTGTTTCAACCTCTAAGTATGCTTTATCTAAAGTTTGGAGAGCAATAGATCAAGTAGCTCCTGCTCATGCTATTGCTAATGTTTTACTAACTGTATCAGATGTATCAGATGCTATGGATGCTATCTCTGATATTGCTTGTAGAGAAGTTAGACCCAATTTCTTTGATTTATGCGAGACTTCTGCGACTCTTATCAGTAATTATGGATCTTGTTGCGTGGATATGGAGGCATTAGCTGTAGCTGCGGGGATTACTCCTAAACGTTTTAAGAGAGGAGATGTAGATAGCTTAGATGATTCTCTTTTATCGGGTACTACTTTTATAGCAGTTCCTCGTAATACTTTACGAAGACGTAATTTTCATAATCTCTTACCTGAAACTAAAATGTTCACTAGGATTGGACATAATAATCCAGGAAGTTTAGAATTATCTTCACCTTATTATTCTTCAAGTTTGGGATTTCTACCTTTAGGGTATATGTTTTCTTCTTTAAAATTTAAAGAAGTGGCTTTACGCCAAAATGATTGGGGATATGGGGTAGGAGAACTTATTGATTTACCTAACCTTCATGATGTATGGGATAAATGCCAAAATCTATCTTCTGGTGATTCCATTTTTGGGTGTGATGTTAGTAATACTTTTGCATCTAGAGCTAAACAAAATATTTCTAGTTCTACTTGTACTACTTATGGAAGGCGCGGTCAGTTATCTGAAATTATATATACAATGAATAAGGTACATGATCAAGAGAAGTATTTACAAGCTAGTTCTATGGTATCAGGTTATATAGATAAAGATGGTTATATTAATCCTTTGTGGCCTGTAAGTAGTAATCTTATTTCTCCTGTTAATTTTAGTGCTTGGTATAGTGAACATGCTGAATATGGAGGTTTAAATGTTCCTAGATCCATAGGTAACAATCTTATTAATAAAGAAAGTGCGAATAAAACCTTAAATTATTATGAACATTTTATTTTTGGACAAAAAGTAAATAAACTTTATAATGACTATGCTAATTCAAGTACTTATAATGGTCATGGAACTGCTAATAATTATAACTTATTAGGAGGACCTAATATTTTTAGCCATACCTACGGTCCTTTTATTTATAATTTTGATTTTAATATAGATGGAAGTGCTTTAGAAACTAGTGGTTATTTAGCAGCTAGTTCTTTTATATCTGAAGTAGACCTTTCTTACTATGGAGGGAGTGGGGTATTAAGTCCTTCAGGAGCAAGCGCATCCATTTATGAAGTTGGAACTTATGCAGCTTCAGATGCGTCAGATGTTTTCTTAGCTAGACCTGAGTTTAGAAATAATAAATTAGTAAGTGCTATTGAATTGGTAGACACTTCAGTTCCTTACACTTTTTCAGCTCATCCAATTTTTAGTATTTTTGATTTGTCTAGAGATGATCAAACCAAATATTCTTATAATAAATATTTAATTAATAATCAAATTATTAAGTATCATCGGTCTGAAAGTACAGATCTATTCCCTAGAATACAAATTAAAATTGATAATTCAGATACCGCTAATTTGGCTAGAAACTTTTTAGAACCAGACCATGAGTATGAAATAAGAGTAAAAGCTCATAATTTAGATGTTAGCTCTACAGATATTGGTGGATTAACTTTAGGATTATGGGTTCATACAGGACCAGAAGATAATAAGGTATGGACTTATAGAGCACGGGAAAGGTCCTCTGGAAAAAATTTAGAAAATTGGGTGCAGCAAAGTCTTGTTGATTTATCAGGATCTAATGGAATTAATGAAAGTAACAGATTTATTCAATCGCAGTCTTTTAAGAGGGGGAATTTAGAAAGTCTTATTGGGTCTGGAGAAGGGTTACATAAGCCACAATATCAGGAGATACATGATTATCGTTGTTGGGAACCTCTTACAAAAACAGTTTTACTGGGGGCTAATCCTAAAGCCATTGCTAATGTAGGAGAAAATAGCAAAGAAGAACTAGTATTCAAGTTGTCTACAAAAAATAATAAAGCTACTAAACCTACGGCTAAGTATAGAGAACAGTTTGGAAAAGTTCATAGACTAAATCAAAAATATGTATTAGAATTATTTGTAGTTAGAGGACATGCTACAAAGTTTGTAGTTTTTGAAGATGTAACTATAAAGGATATTACAGACTATAATAAAGCTGTAATTCCAAGTCAATACGGGGATATTCAACTAGATGTACAAAATCTTAAAGCAGTTTTTCGTTATTTTAAAAGTTTAAGTACAGGGGTAGCAAGTAGAAATGCCACAGGGACTTCGTCTGTGATGGAAATAAGCGGAGGTGGTAGATTAAATTACCGATCTAACACAGCCATGTATCCCAACACAAGAGGGGCTAACTATGGAGATTTGTCTTACTTAAATATTGTAGAGGGTTAGTTATGAAAGGAAAAGTAGAAGTATTAGCTATTTTAGATGATGGACGAGAAAAACTTCTTTATGAAGATTCTAATCTCATTGTCAATTTAGCTGGTCAAACTATTGTGGATATGCTTACTACTCCATCAGCTACTTTAGGGATTGTACCTGATTTAATGGATACTTCAAATTGGGTTGTTCAAGCTATCTCCTTTGGAAAGGACCCATCAGCATATTACGGGAATGCACATCAAATGCCATCACGTAGGAATCTTTTACAATACTCTACTCCTTCTGATATTACATTAAATGGGGTAAGTGGAGATTCTGGTATAGTTGTTTCTTCTGTTCCGACAGTAACTCCTCCTTCTCCATATCAAGATATTCCATCCTCTATAGCGCATGTTATAATTGTGGGAGATACAATTATAACCTCTAATCCATCTCTTAGCTGCAACCTTACTGTAGATACACCTGGTTGCCTTCTTTCAACTAGTGCAGGGCAGAATAATTGGTACTGTTTTTCTGTGTATATTAAAGCACCCGTCCCAGGATATCCCGTTTGGCATCATCCGTATGCTACCCCTCTTGTAAGTCATCAAACAAAGATACAAATTGAGGGCGATGGTTATTATCAAAATTCTATACTTGGAAATGATGATGGTGGATGGGGAAAAAGTAGAACTTTTACTGATGTAGACCTTGCTTTCCCTGGTTATAGTACTCCTAGTAGCATAAGTATTGGATACACAACGGACAAGAGGTACACCTCTCAAGGAGCGGCAGGAGCGTCTGAGGACCCTTCTGCGGCTGGCTACAGCATCAACGAGTGGGATGCTAATAATGGAGTAATCGACGCAGGAGACGACTGGTATAGGGTCTATGGCTCCGTTCTAGCTCCTGTATCTGCTACTAGTTCTATTCAATGTATGGTGCAGGCCGTAAAATGGGGCGGCATTGAATCTGCGCCTATTTCAGGGGCTGTTTATACTTATGGATGGCAATTAGAGAGTGGAAGATGGCCTACTGATCTACAGTTTAATAATGCTTTCTCGGCCACTAATTGGGATATGTCAGGTAGTGTTTTAAATAGAGAAGCTACTATTCCTTTTTATAATGTTAGCGGTATTGTGCGTGTTTCGGGAACACCCTTAGGATGGCACTCACCAATTCTGCCTGTAAGTTCTTATACTCCCACTAATAGTTTAGACAAGTATCCTGATCCCTTAGATTATCATTTAGTTACAACTAATCAACAAGGACAACTTGTAAGTACAGAGGGAGAGTTTGGTATTTCTTCTATTGTTTCTGGATTTAACATGGGGCAAAATCTTAATTTGATCCCTTA